ATGGACAATATCGAGGACAAATACAATGCAGCTCTGGCTCATATTGAGGAACTTAAGCTGGAAGTCACCCGGTTGAGAGGTCTACTATAAGCTCGCCCTGTATAAAAGTTATTTTCGCGGCAGAGACGATGTTTATCCGATTCGCTGGAGCAATAACAAGGAAAGTCCGGGTATTCTCCGGCTTGCGCCAATGAATGGACTTCCGTTTGCAAGAAACCTAGAGTGAAATGCTCCGTTTGCAAACACCAGAACTTCATGCCCCTTACAAGCGAGGTGCTGTCAGCCCATTTAGATGCAAGGCAAGACCGGACGATTGGTATCTATCCCATGCTGCAGGACGAGACCTGCTGGTTTTTGGCTATGGATTTTGACAAACACGATTGGAAGCAGGATGTTACTGCCGTGATGGAGCTATGTAAAAGCCTTGAAATCCCCGCACTCTTAGAGCGTTCGCGTTCCGGCAATGGGGCGCATATCTGGATTTTCTTCAGTCGAAATATCGAGGCGGCTACAGCCAGAAGATTTGGAATGACCCTGCTGAGTCTTACCATGAACAACAGATATCAGATCGGCATGGAATCCTATGACCGCCTGTTTCCCAATCAGGATACACTGCCCAAAGGCGGATTCGGCAACCTCATTGCCCTTCCTCTTCAAGGCGGGCCGCGTAAGCAGGGAAACAGTGTTTTTGTTGACGAGCGCTTTGAGCCCTACGCTGATCAATGGGGGATATTATCCGAACTTGGCAAGATGGGCGAAGACCAAGTAAAGCAATTTATATACACGCACGGGGAGCGTGGACTTTTTAGCAATGACAGAATTACTACGGGATCAGACCACGACTCAGATGGATTAATCTTATTACAAGGGAATCCGACTCAGATTGAAGAGGTTTTAATGGACTCTTTACCTGCTGAAATACAGATTTTGCAATCGGATCGCCTTTATATCCTCAAGTCTGGACTTCCCTCAAATGCAATTCATGCTCTGATCAAAATAGCTTCCTTCTCCAATCCTGATTTTTATAAAGCACAAGCGATGCGGCTCTCCACTTACGGCAAACCCCGGGTCATCTCATGCGCAGAGGATCTGGAGAATTATGTAGTTCTGCCTAGGGATGCTTGCCGGATTTGTTATCCTTTTTCGAGCGATCAACGTTCGCCTGGAACCTCAATAGAGGCAGAGTTCACCGGTACGCTGACCACTCTCCAAGATACAGCAGCCAGAGCGATTCTAAACCGGGATATAGGCGTTCTCTCGGCGGCAACCGCATTCGGCAAAACTGTCGTAGCAGCCAGCATTATCGCTTCAAGAAAGACAAATACCCTCATTCTGGTTCACCGACGGGAGCTTATGGAGCAATGGCGGGAACGTTTGCAAACCTTTCTTGAAGTTCCTAAACAAGCAATCGGTACGATTGGCGGCGGTAAAAATAAACGAACCGGCATCATCGACATTGCTGTCATTCAGAGCCTCAACTATAAAGGGAATGTTAAGCCCTTCGTAAGTGAATACGGCCAGGTGATTGTGGATGAATGTCACCACGTATCAGCCTACAGCTTCGAACAGGTTCTGCGGGAAGTCAAAGCAAAGTATGTATTTGGCTTAACAGCCACCCCTAAACGTCAGGACGGACAGGAAGCCATTGTACGGTTCCAGCTTGGACCTGTGCTATTAAAGGTGGATGCCAAAAGCCTAAGCAGCTCTAGAGGATTTTCATTAAGGGTGGTCCCCCGTTATACTCACTTTCAGATCAAGTCAGGGGAACAGGTTGCCGGAATTCAGGACATCTATCAGCAGCTTGTAGACAATGAGGAGCGTAACACACTTATTTTTGACGATTTGTTAACCTGCTTAGATGAAGGACGCTCTCCACTGCTTCTGGTTGAACGGACCGCTCATGCTGAATATTTTGCAGAGAGATTACACGCCTTTGCCAAAAACATAATTGTGCTGAGAGGCGGAATGGGGAAAAAGCAGAGAGAAGCTCTACGCGCCCAAATTGCTTCTATTCCAGACGATCAGGAGCGTGTAGTCATCGCTACGGGTAAGCTAATCGGTGAAGGCTTCGATGACGCCAGACTGGACACCTTGTTCCTGGTCCATCCCATCTCCTGGACAGGCACCTTACAGCAATATGCTGGCCGCCTGCACCGGAGTCATGCGAATAAAGAAGAAGTGAAAATATATGATTACATCGATCTTCAGGTTCCAATGTTAATGGCGATGTTCAAGAAACGAGTGAAGGGATATCGTAAGATGGGGTACCGGGGGGCGGAGTTGTAGGAAAGTGCTTCAAAATAGAGTGGGCATGCTTAACTAGTTGTTTATATCCCAACAAAGAACGTCAGTTTAAGCTCCTGCCAATAGGAAAATTAATAACCGAATCACAAGACATCTACAAAAGATCAAACGGGAGCATCCGCTCATAGGATGCTCCTGCGTTTTTTCTTTCTCAAAGCATTGATCCCCTGCTCCGTTAACCTAGCAGCCTTCTATTATCAGCATAAAACAATCATTATAAATGAAAAAAGACACCTTAGGGGGTGTCTTTCACTGATACTCCATATGGAGCCGAGGGGAGTCCGCCCCCCTGTCCGAAGATAACGGCACATAAGATTCTACGAGTGTAGTTACAGTTTTGATGTCACCCGAGTATCGCCCCGTAACCGGCTATACGTTGGGTCAGCCTGATTGTCTTCTTCAGCTCACCCCAGGCGGAGATGAGACAGCGTATCCCACTACTTGTTAGCCCCTATCCCTGTCACATGGGCAATGCAGAGTAGAAGCACGCGCACAGTTTCTTAGGCTGCGAAAGCGTAGTTTGTTTGTTGTTTGCCGTTTAATAGGCTTTAGCGTTGATGAAACTTCTATCACTAAACAGGCAACATATTAAAGCTTGATAGACTTGATTTCATCTTCTCTAAGCCCTGTCGCCTTCGCTACAGCTGCATAATCCATCCCCATTGCCAGCAAGTTGCGAGCCACTTGAAGCTTACCCTCGATAATCCCAGCAGACTTTGCCCCTTCAACCATGGACGCTTCATCATGCAAATACTTCTGTCTAGCCTCATACAATCGTCTAGCATCCGAATCCTGACTCAAATATTGCAAGGTATCCATTGCCTTCTCCAACCCTGGCTCATTCATCTTCAGCACCTCCCATTGTGATGTATCGGCACCTTTCAGAAACAGTAACCAATTGATCAGTCCGCCTTCAGACGGAATACTACGTTCATCCAGCTTCGGCAATTCCAAGAAATGAACCTCGATGTCGTCAATCAAGGATATCCCTGTCCGGTCTTCCCGCAGATGAAATACGTTATGATATTGCTCATTCTTCAAGAACGCATAGTTTAGAATGTTAATCGTTACGCATTTCTTAAGCTCTGGATACTTCTCACCCTCACTGAGTTGACTTGCATACCGTTTGCTCCAATAAAAAAGCGTTCTTTTCTCTATGTCGTACTTATTAAACAGCTGCATCTCTATATCAATCAGTTTACCTTCAGAGGTCTTGGCGTAAACATCAAAGATGGATTGTTTGTCGAGCGGATCGTCTTTATCCGTATAAGGATTCATCAGAAATCCATCGGCATCAGCTCCATTCATTATTATTATAGCATTTATCAATGGTTTTGAACCTTTTAAGGAGGTATAAGCCCCTCAGATTAAACTAACTATTATCAGCGTAAAACAATCATTATAACGAAAAAGACACCTTTCCAGGTGTCTTTCAATTTACTCCATATGGAGCCGAGGGGAGTCGGCTCCTATTAAGTACTGAATCTATCATACACATCTCATCGCCTCTATGGGCATGCTTTATGCGAATAAACGTTCTCTTAACAATAAAAGAACCCCCTAACATTTGTAGGGGGTTACCGGTGCTTCCGGAGTTTTATAATTTTACAATATCCTTGCCTCAAGGCGGCTACCACACAGGCAGCTTACGTGATTGTTCGCGCTTGTTGAGGACTGACTTGAATATTGTATAGTAAGAATAACATTTGATCTAGTCTAAGTCAATACCAAATATCAATTATTTTCCATTACGTTCGCAATTTGTTCGCATTTTTCACAATTCAAAAGTTGAACTAGCTTCAGAAATCATATCAGATCTTACAGGGAAAACAAATGGTACAGTGATTTTTGGTCGTATAAGTTGATATAAACATTCATAAGAATATGCACATGATAAATTGCTCTCTTTAGTTATTTCATTATATAGTGGGAATGGCATCTGCTTGTATCTGAAGCGCTGATAAATGACATTTGCAAATAGATCAGCTACTTGAATGTTATAATTATCACAAGATTCAAGATATGTTACTTTCACATCACTAATAATGCCTTTGTCTAATACTAATGCATAATATAGATAACCCTCTAATTCGCTCAGACCAGTCAGTGCAGTATTTCTGTTATCTACATTCAACTGAAGACTTGCGATATCATTTTGAGAGAGGCTGAAATTTTCCATTATAATTTTTATTAAGTAATTAAAAGATCTACCTGGTTTCTCTCTAAATACCTGGTCAATTTCCATGTTATTCACTACCATGTGACCAATTTTTATATCTGTCACTGTGATCAGTTGTTTAAGAAGATAATATTTCATAAAAGGTGGCATTTCGGAAGCTTTACATTCTCTAGGATCATTTATCCTTGCGAAGAATTCCGGAAACTGTCTTCTGAGAACTCGCATAGCCCTCTTATAAGTGCTCTTTAAATGTCTCGGGTCATCGGTTTGAACAAAGCTAATTACAAAATATCTATTTTTATTTCTAGCATCGCGGAATTTAGGCATGCTTCCAGACTCATCTATATAAAACATTCAATCACCATCCAGTATATGTATAATGAAAATATTACCTCCTATTCTAGTACTATGCAACTACGAAATGATAGATATGAACTCTACTCAATAGTATATTACGTCTAGTAATAATATATTCCTATTATTTTATAAAAAAAATATGTCCGCTACCCAAAGTCAGCGGACATATTCACAAGCGTTTGGGAATTTACTGTTTTGTCAGTACCGTAGCCTTGTACTTCAAGTATGCATCTTCAACTGCTGCCCGAATCTCTTCGCTCGACGCCTTAATTCCCTTGGTTGCCAATTGATCAGCAGCATAAGCCAATGCCTGCTGCAGCTTGTCCTCTCCACCCAATTCCTTATAAACTGTCTGTGCGTAAGCAAAGCCCTCTGTTGCTATTTTATGAAGCATTTCCCGCTGCTGGACGTTAAGTTTTGCATCAAACCACGCATCCGCTTTAAGCTGCAATAGGGACACGGATCTTAGTATTACGGTAGTAAGTACACCAATAAGCGCCAAGACAATGGCCGTGATGTAAGGCTGAGCTTGATCAATAAGTGTTTGCATGTGAACCTCTCCTATTCCGTTGGCATCCCTGCAGCACGCCGCAGATGATTTGCCGTATTGTTGTAATATGACATGGCCGTCTTATCGCCCTTAACCTTGGCCGCCATCCAGCCCGGGGAAAGCCATCGGAACACCAATTCCTGCACATTGCTCTTTGGTAATTGTGTAAATGGCATGATAGATCCAGGCTGCAACGGTATGCAGGATGCTAACCGCAAGTTATTCGCCAGGTTGTGCAGATGCAGAGTAGCCACCGAATCACCGGCCTGCCGAGCTGAGAACCATGCCGGAGATACATAATCATCAATGAGTGTCTGCGCTACATTGGACGGCAGCTGAGCAGCAATAGGGGCCACAATCACAGTCGGCTGCTCCTGCATTTCCTTGGCTACATCATACAAAAGGTCCTTCAGCGTCTTTCCCATAGTTGCCAACGCCTGGTCAACGTCACCCTTTCGCGTGGGGTCCAACTGCTTATGTGATGGGATGTGGGTCAGCGGGTTAAGGCCCCATTTATCACAGCAATAGGCCAGATACCAAACGAACCGGCCATAGGCTGCTTTAAAGTCGATCTTTCCGCCGTAGCACAGTTCCACACCCAATGCGATATCATTCGCATCATCTCCATAAAGCTTGTTGTCCGTAGTCACGTTGTAAAGCACATGCCAAGCCTTTTCGGCTGGGTCAGTCCCGGTGCCGGTTGGAATGATTTCCAGAATCTTTTTGTCATCAATGAAGGTTTGAGCTGAAGCTGACCGATTCACAAGAGTTTGGAAATAGTTGAAATGGTTATCTGCAGTCGCGCCGGGATTACCTGTATCATGGGCAACTAAAAAGCCCGGCGTACCCGATACAAGCCGGGTGCCGGGCCGAACATTAGAACGCTTATTGATGTAGCGCCGTTCGATTGGGTATTTATCTTTGATCACGTTAATTTCCTCCTAATCTGATAGCCACTACAATTGCAGCTGCAACAACCGTAATGATTGATCCCCCGATAGTGCGCCAAAGCCACCGCTGGCCGTCCTCGATCCGATCCAGCCGGTGATGTGCCGACTTTGTGGATTGCATGGCCTCCCGCGCCAAATCACGAGTTGTTTCAATGGTAATGGTCAGCGTTGGGACAGCCTCCAATGTTTTTTCCATTCGCGCTAACTGAATTTGAATCTCAACAAGCTTATCCTCTGTAGCCACCGTTCCTCCTCCTCCTGGCATCGTTTTCCCCCCTCTCCAAAATGGACTCCCTGAAACGCAAAAACACGCCTACAAGGGCGTGTCATCTGTGTACTATTTATTTAAGGCCCATCATAATCCACCTCCCATATTTAATATAATCTCCCTCCCATCATTTGCCGAAATATATGGTAATATGGACTAAAGGAGCTGAGAATCTTGAAAAAACTTATTGTCGGCCTTGTGGCTGGCATGCTAATTGGTACGGCCGGGATGGCCGCAGCTGCCACCACTCAAACCGTGCAAGCCACCCTGGCTAAATTCACGATAAGCATAGACGGACAAAAACAGAAATTGAAAAGCGATCCCCTTGTCTACAAAGGCACTACATACTTACCAGTCCGCGAAATAAGTGAAATACTTGGATACGATCTGGCATATGACAACACCAAAAAAACTATTGATCTTTCGAAAGGGGAAAACAAAGTGACTGAAACAAATGACTCATTCGCATCGACTATTGCAGAGCCAAATCCAACATCATCTGAAATCAATATGGATGAATGGATATCCGCTAGAAACCTGGTTGATGATTACGGCGTTGATGTAGAGATTTCTTCTGGAAAAATCAGAGACCTCAAGTTTGAAATAAATGGATTATCAATCTCTTTTTCAGTGCCTGGAAGCAATATAGAAGGAACATATAAAAGTATAGATGGCCAGCATGAAGTGATGATTAAGAACGGCGCACTATATCTTTCGAAATCTGCTGCAAAGTTTTTGAGAATAGATATTCAATAATCACCACCGCCTCTTGAATTTACAAATAGTTGCATATTGATACTTGCTACTATGCGTCCGAGTGAATCGGGCGCTATTTGTATTTCATGCCATATTCCACGTTGAACCCGTCCGTTGCTATCCTTTGAAAGGAATGGAATGATGTCTACGTCCGAACCGCTAGTAGAGCTAACCGGAACGGAATTTCCATCAACAGTTAAGGTAATACTTCCGGGACTAGGCCCCTCGAAAATACCATACTCTATTTCGTGTGTATGTTCTGGAATCTCATGAGTATGTTCCATTTCATGAGTATGATCAGGCAAATCTATTCTATGTCCGTGGTTTGCTGGATTATGGATATGTCCTGAATGTGCTACCCAGACTACTGAACCTCCACTTGCCGTTGCCAAAGCAGTGCCGTTTGTAATGCCGTGATTGTGAGAACCTTCATATGTGGTCGGATCTGGTGCAAAACCTGATTCTAATTTATATGCTCCAGTTCTAGTATCCACAATCCCTCCACCGTCCGCTGTGGTTTCCCGGCTGCTTGATCCTGATGTTGTGGCCGGAGCAGCGGCAATTGCCCTGCTGTACGCCCTGAACGGTTCAGATTGAAACGACAGCTGCAGCTTATTAATCCTCGCTGTACCTTCCGGCACATACACCTGTAGGACCGCCGGATGATCGGGATCGCAGTTATCCGCAAAATTCTGAGTGTCGATGTTCGTTGCGCCTTGAGCATAAGTTTCACTGATTCGCTGCCGATTTGCCAGCTTGTTGGTATCGGTAGCCTGGCTGTCAGCCTTATTGGCAATCTCCAGTTTAACGTCACCAGGAGCGCCTTCAATATCAGGCCGCCCCCGGACCTGTACACGGTCTATGATGTCGATCCCTAATTCCTCGTCGATGATCCGCACCATTGCGCCCGTTCGGAATTTATCTATAGGATCATCGGTTAGCCGGTACAGCTCCAACCCCTCCACACTATACGTCCGCTTTGGGCGCTTCATCTGTTCAAGAACAGATTTTGCCGCGGCATAAAGGGTAGTCGCATTGTCGATAGACAAGTCCACATAAGGGTAAGCGATAACCCCATATTCTCCGATGGTGTCCGCATCAATGAAGGGCAGGCCCGTTGGATTCACCTCTGTAATGTTTAGCTGATTCACGCCTTCACCATATCCAAGAGGATAAATCCGGGTAATCAACTGCGTAGGATCTTCGTCCACGGTGATGCCTTCCAGGTTCTTGCCGTATCGTATCCATGCGCTGGGTTGCGTCTCAGGCTGTACCAGATTGAGCTTCCAAGGCATTACGGTTGTGTCCCATGTCCACATGTGGTCAGACTCCAAAGGTTCTGTAATTGCGAATAGGGCTGATATGAGATTGTCATTTTCGTAATTGTACTCATATTCCGTGGAGAACTCACAAGATCCCAGCTGCCAGCGCGGTGTTGCCTGTTTGGAAAGGATGTATTGAATCACATTTCCAATTGGAACGCCGGAGCCGCCGACCTGGTGATATTGAAACATGATATCATCCATCAGTGTGGCTAAAACGTGCTCACAGCTGTAAGTGACGGTTTGCCCATCATAGCTCCGCTGCGTCTTCGTCGGGCTGATTCGAAAGAGATCCACCCGCTCCTCGCCGTCAAAAATCTCCACATACCGCAGCGGCAGACATTCTACAATCTTCTCGTCATTGGCAGGCAAAGAAAAAGAAGCGCCCCATACTTCATTCAGGCGCTCCTCGTATCCAATTCCGAATGCATTTTGCAGATAGGCCATCAGTTGCATGCTCTGGTTATATACTTTGATCATTGCTGCATCACCTCTCAAATGTGCAATATCTTCCTTAGGCGTAGTAATAAGCCGTGATCGTATAACTCGCCTCTATCGTGCCTGTGAAGGCAATAAACACTTGTAGCAACCCAGCTGAGGCATACACTGCAAATTCTCCGGCCAGAAGCTTAATGGCATCATCATACTTTTGAATATCCTTGCGTAGTGTCAGGCGTGTGCCATCTGGCTTGGTTAAAGATACCACTCCCGGAAAATCTGTGAGTGGAACGTTTTGATATCTTAGATTAGCACCGCTGGTAGAAGTTGCCGCTGGCGCTGTCTGCCATGTGGATACAATTCGCGGAATGGGGATTAATCCAAGCGACAACATTGTCTTTTGACTGATCAAAGCCAGATCGTCTACAAATTCCCGGAGCACCGGCAGATACGTAGCGTCAAGCCCCGTAGTGCTTGGGTGATTTACACCGTTTCCGCCAGTGCCTGCTTTCGTATTATAATCCCCGTCAACAAATGCTCCCCACATATCACGTTCAGTAAGAGTTGGCACGTATTGCTTGTAATTTCCTTTGTAGAGTTTAAGATTGCGGATTTTGTATATGGCCGATCCGGTACCATTCATCAAGAACCTGATACTGCCGGGAAGGTTGTTAACGGCTGCGGTGTCACGAATTACCCGTACACCGTTCACATAGATATTCACGACCTCAGCTCTCTTCTCGATCCGAATGGTCTTCCAAGTCCCGCCATTCCAACTTACCGAGTCCACATAATCAGCGGTATATGAGTAATGCTCACTATCAATAAAATTGGTATAGTTCTGGATCTGCCCCAATGCGGCAAGGTTAGGGAAAAAGAGACAAACACTCTCAGATCCAGCAGAGTTATATCCAAACCATAAACTGCCTGTACCCGAAGCAGCTCCCGTAACACTCAAATCAAATTCAATAACAAAATCAGAAGCCTGGGCAGCCAGATTCATCGTTTCTCCATCGGCATCAAATGTATACACGCCTCCGCTTTCCGAATACGTCCCACTTACAATTTCAGATACCGTCATTTCGCGCATTGTGGGAATGGTGAAGTCAAATCCAGTCCGCTTAATATCAGATACCCGCCCAGCGTCAATAATATAACCGCCTTTAAGCAATCCAGAGTATCGTGCAGCGTAAGCCGCAAGGTGTCTACTTAATTGTGCTCCGTAGTCTCCCCACCCCGTTCCTAATGCCATCGTGCTGCGCGGTGTAGTCAGCCAACAAATAGACGGTTTCTTAGTATAATTCGCATCGATGTAACTCAGGATACGGTCCATGCAAAACCTAAAGGTTTTACTGTACTCAAGGCTTGTATTCATTCCGAACGCCATCAGTAAGATATCTGGGTTGGTATCCTTGATATGGGCGGACCATGCCTTTGTGACACCGTTAAACGTCTGATTGTCCTCTGAGTTTTGAATTAACGCTCCACCCACCGCGCGATTGTAGAAGTTGAATGAAACATCCGGGAATTTTGCGGTCAGCATGTCAATTAATCTCAAATAATAAGAATCGCTCGGAGTCAGGCCTTGTGGTGATTGTTCAGTTGGACCTTTATGGTTCATTCCATACTTGATACCAAGCACATCCGATCCGCCAGTGCTGATCGAATCCCCCCAAATGGTTACGTTAACCGCTTTGTTTGTTAAAGCGATAGATGCCGTTTTGAAGAGGGCTCCTGTTTCAGGAAACGAATTATATCGTTCATTATAGGTATTGTTATCATCTGCAATTTGAATGAAATAATTGTTAAGATTTGAACTTTTGATTTTGGCCCCGTCGCCCACTAGGATTAGATCCCGCGCATTGGTCAGGTCCCCGGTGACAACATAGGTATGAGGGATATCAAAGTAGATGATCCGCTTACCTGCTGCTTTAGCCAGTGTGAACAACCCGTTTAATAGCGCCGTAGCATCCACTGTTCCTATGCTAGCATTGACTCCGTAGGCGCTGGCAATGGCTACATTACGCAAATCCTTATTCGTCGCCATTTGAATATTTCCAGATGCAGAACCGACAAAGAATTCTAAGGTATCTGTAGTAAGTCCGGGTTCTCCGACAGCAAGTGTAGGCAGTTGTGCTTTAAGGCCACGCTTAAACTGTATTTTGTTAGCCATAATGCACCTCCTTAAAATGTGCCGCCGTCAATAGTATCAGAAGCAGATAGATAACCCTGAGCTTTAACGAACGCTGTAGAAGCCGCCCGGGTGCTGCTGTCCGCCGTAGCCTGTGTAGTCACTGTTGGATTACCAGTGAAGTTAGGGCTGGTGAACATTGTTGCCTTACTCTCATTTGTAACATTACCCAGCCCTACATCTGAAGCAGCTAGCGTTACTGCTCCGGTTTTTCCCGCTACGCTAGACACTGCGGCCGTCGGTGAAAGTATTTCCTGCCAGTTTGCGAGTGTTGACGCGCCGGATACCCGCAGGATGTAGGTTTTACTCAGGTCTGTCCGCACCGCTATATCCCCTACCTCAGCAGTCAGTGCCAACATGGCAGCCTGAGAGGCTACCGGAAAGGTATCTGTAATTGCCAGTGCAGGCAATAAAACCGGATTAATTTTCCCGCCAGACTCAACAACAACAACATTCCCTACTGCCGTCCCTACTGCTTTTGATGCCGCTGTCCCTGCATCTGTAATCTTTGCAAGGGTAAGCGAAGGAATGTCTGCCGCTGTCAAATCAGGATTAATAGGGATCTTATTCGTTCCATCACCAGCGTAAAGCTTACCGGTATCTGTAGCGAGAGCGAGTTCCCCGGCTTCCAGAGTCAACGCCGGTACATTTGAAGCAAGTCCACGTTTTATTTTTATTACTGGCATTCGCTTGTCCTCCTTAATTAATATGTGCCGCCGTCTATGACTGGTCCAGAGGGATCACTACCGTCAAAATCCCCACCATTGATGGGCATGTAATTTAAAAAATTTATGAGATTTGTCATTTCAGCATCAAGACGCATTTTCAACGTAGAATAGGTAATACCCGATGGACCGCTTACTCTCGCGTCCCGTGCTTCAGGACCGCTATCTCCAGCGTTAACAACGAGGTTAGTAATCCGGGCAGACTCTGAATCAATCGCTTGTTTTATGTTAGCAGCACCCTGAACAGTGCCATTATAGGTGATGTGCTCCGCTGCGTGAGCTGCTTCGGATTCTACATGTGAATCCACCGCTTGTTTGATATTGGCCGCACCCGCAACCGGCCCCGAATAGGTTATGCTTTCGGCGGCATGGGCGGCGCTTGATGTCTTATGGTTGATAACTTCGCTGTTAATCGCTTGCTCATTCTGTTCTATTTTCGGCCAGGCTTCGCGTAAAGTCTGCGTCCCCTGTAAATCTTGTAAGTTTGCCATGACCCACGCCTCCTAAGCATATTTCGGTTTAAAATTAAAAGAGACCGTGCAATTAAGTCCGGTCCCTCCTATGGTGATTTGATTCACTCCTGGCAGTAGGTCTACAAAATGGCCGGACATGCTCCATAGGGCATTTGCCCCGCCAAGCTTCACCTTCATTTGTTCCCCGTCTATAACCAGCGTCTGGCCGGATATGGAAGATCCAAAACCGAAGGTCTTCCCGTTTGCGGTGATAGACAAGGTTGTGAAGCTCCCTTGGACAACAATCTCCGGCTCAGCGGCCAGGGTCCCAAAATTATTGACCTCTACGCTGCCGGTACCGGCTACCGTATAACTGTATTCATCATTCAAACGAATGTCTGAATCCAAAATGATGTCCGAATCCAAGGTAATATCCCCCGGATTGACAATGAAACGAGCAAAGGGATCATGTGCTACCAGTGGCAGCTTGAACGATCCGCGCTCGAACAATCGGTCTGGAGTAAGCGACCCATCATATTTGACCATGTAATATACATTCGGCTCATAATTGAAAATCATCTTCATGTTCCTTGGCCGGGCGTAAGCATCCAGGAGAAATGCGGAAAATGCCCTGATCCGCTGTTGAAGCTCGTGCCTGCTCGGCTCCTGAGCAAAGATCAACGGAAAGACGAAGCGCCGGGATGTCAACGTGCTGCCGAAGTCGTACAATCCGTGACGGCCAGCAACGGCCTTTGTCCGGCTTACTGTATCCGGCAGCATGGCATGTTCATGTCCCGGCTGAGGGGTTAGCCCGAAATCAATCAACCCTTTGCCATCTAACGTAATGAGATTTATCAAATCGTTGCCACCCCTCCGCTTCGTCCGGTGGATCGCGTCAATGCCCCAAGCGCGGCGCTCATCGGCTTCGCGATTGCCGTCGAAATTCTGTTCCCATCTACATTGAATTCAACTACAATGTAAGGCTCTTGAGCTAATCTGGCGCTACCGTAGCCGCCACCACCTGCCACGCCTGCCGTATAGCCTCCGGCATCCATATCCCCCGCAGAAGGCAATGCAGCTGCTGCCATTGCGTCAGATTGCTCCTGAATGGCCGATATCTTGTCCTCCAAGCCGATTACATAACCTTCACCCGTGTCATTCCCCAATGAACGCATAACACGGGATGGAGAATGCATGTCCAGGGCATCCCGAATACCGCCGGTGATTTTACTGGCAATGCTGGAAATGGCATTGCCAACACCGCCAATCATATTCTTGATGCCGTCGATCAGCCCTTGAATGATATCCTTGCCCATCTGCAGCATCTCTGCCGGAAGTTTCTTCAGATAATCTATCGCCGCCGTCATCCCCGTGACAATGGCCGTCTTCACCGTCAGGATCGTCGTGGATACCGCATCTCTCATCCGATTAAACATATTTGTGCCGATCTCGTACAGTTTCCCCGGCAGCTCCCGGAACCAGGTCAGCACGCCGTTCCAGGTATCCTTAATCCAGGACACCGTAGCATTGATAACCGTCGATATGGCGGACTTGATACTCTCCCAGGCGGTTGAGGCAGATGACTTGATGCCATCCCACAATCCCGCTAGAAACGCCTTAAGGCCGTTCCAGATCTTCTCCGTGGAGTCCTTAATTGCGGTCCATGTCGTAATGGCTGCGGCCTTGATGCCGTCCCACAGCTCCAACAGGAACGCTTTAATCGTATCCCAATGCTGAATGATCATCAGCGGAATGCCTAAGAACGGAGCAATGACCAATAGGATAGCCGGACCCCATTCTGTTAGGAAGGACACCATCCAGTCCCACAATCCTGTGAAGAATGATTTAATGCCTTCCCAGGCTGCAGAAGTGATCTCTGTAACGGAACCCCATAGATTGACGAAGAACTCAGAGACTGGCTCCCAGTTCTTAATCAGCAGATAAGCGCCTGCTGCCACTGCTCCGATAGCGATTGCCACCAATCCAAGAGGATTTGCATTCAAGGCGGCGTTCAGCAGCCATTGAACCGTCGTTTGCGCCGTCGTCGCGGCTTTCCACGCCTTGTAGGCCATCGTCACGGTATTAATAATGGACTGCGCCGCAATGGCTGCCGTAAGTCCTATCACAATCGGCAGGAGGATATTTCCGTTGTCTATTACCCAGCCTATTGCTGCACTCAGGCCATCAAATGCTTTACCGGCTCCTTCAATGGCAGCATTGATTCCCGCCTGGATCTCAGGCATATGGCCGCTGATCCAGGAAGCGAATTCGTTCAGCTTCGGCAGGATCTTCTCGCCTAAAGGCAGCAATATCCCGGTCTCCAGTTGGCGCTTGATCCCGCTCATCGCCTCGCCAAAGGTGTTATACTTCACAGCATTGATACTCTCCAGCGCTCCGTTCGTTCCGGTAATGGAACTGTTCAGCTCCGTCATCGCCAGTACGCCAGCCGCCCCGACATCCTCAAACTTGGTGCCAAAGAGTGACACACCTAATGCGATTTGCTGCTGCTTGTCATCTACCTGGCTGAGTGTTTCAGCCACTTTGCTGAAGGCTTCCCGCGCTCCGTCGCCGCCTTTGGCGAATTGAGCCTGCAGCCCCGCTCCATCTAGGCCCATTTGATTCAGAACCTGTGTGGTTGCGTCGCCGCTTTCCGTCATCCGAATACCGAATTCTTTCACGGCATCGGCTGCATAGTCCAGGTTGAATACCCCGGCTTGCTTGGCATTCTCAAACACCCCAAACATTTCGGAAGCTGAGAAACCGGCCTGAGCAAAATACACAGAATATTCGTCGATGGTAGGCAGCAGATCATCCGCATAGTTCAGACCTTTCTGGGAAGCCTCCGCGATCAAGCCCATAGCCTGTTCCCCACTAAGTCCAAACTGCTTCATGAGCTTATCGCTGGAACGCACCGACTCATTCACTTCATATTCGTAGGTATCACGAAGCAGCAGCGCATTGTTGGTCAGCTTCTCCAGCTCGTCGCCTGTTTCTCCCGTGGTCTGCTTCACCAGCGCCATGGACTTGGCAATATCCTGAAAATCCTCGCCCATACCGTTGTTATAAATCCGCTTGGCGGATTCCTCGAAGCCTTTCATTTCCTCTGTGGTCGCTCCGGTCTCGGCAGCCAGACCATTCATAGATTTGCGGAAGTCATCCGTAAAGCTTACAGCCGCAACACCGACACCGACTCCCATCGCGCCAAGCGCCAGCCCCGCAGCTCCGGCCAGCTTCGCAATATCGCTTAACCTGGCTCCGGCAGACTTCCCACGCTCGTCAATATGGTCCAGCGTGTCATCTGCGCCGCCGGAGTCGATGAAAATGGAGCCGAATAGACGAAAGATTTCCACGGCTTCACCCCACCTTCCGGAAGGATGCCAAGATCATTTCTGCATCCTCTAAGATTTCTTCTTTGGTCTTCGTGCTTGCGGCAGCCTTTTGAGCAGGCTTCTGCATAAAATCAGAAAACGGCACGAAATCATTCTTCGTCATGTGCTGATAGCGCATGAGGTAAAGATCCCACTGCTTCTGCTCTGTCTCCTTCTCATAAGCCTTCAGGATCTGCTCCACGCCGCTCTCATAGCCCATCTCCAAGATGTAATCTATGGAGCCGTAGCGGTGCAGCAGCAAGTCAATGACCTCAACCTCGTCTATTGACTTGCTTGTTTCAAAAAACTTGCGAACACTTTTGATCCCTTCAGCTGGTCAATGATCCCCAGCGTCTCGGTCAGCTCCAGCTCCGCGAACTCCTCCGGCTTCAAGCCCACCAGATCCGCAAGGAATGCATTGGTTTCCTCTTCAGCCAAGTACAGGTTCTCAAATAAAGTGGCCACAATATCCGCGCCAAGCTTCATTTGGGCGGAAGCCGCTGCACTCTTCTTATCCTCCGGTTTGTTTGCCAACTTTGCATTCGCGGCCATATTTGCCGCCGCCTCGCGGATCACATCTTTCAAGCCGATCTTCTTCAAAATCCGCGACATAGGGAAAATGTCCTTTGTTTTCAGCGCACGCACTTGCATGGTTCATTCCTCCTGTGATTTGTGGTCATAAAGAAAGAGGGCATCACTGCCCCCTCGCTCTTTACGCCGTTATGAAATTGGTCGCCGTATTGGCTGCCAGCGCATTGCCTTTCAGGTCCTTCACGTTTGCCGTGACCATCGCCACATAGGCCGTAGCCGCCGACAGGTTTGCTGTCGGGTCCAGTGTAACAACAGTCTTAGCCACATTGAGGGACAGCGCTCCCGGAACCAGTGTTCCGTCCGAAGCTTTGAACAGCAGGAAGTTAGCCGGATTGACGGATGAAGGGTTTATCGCCTCGCTGAAGGTCCACACAATATTGGCGGATACCGGAACAGCCGTGGCCTCATCGGCAGGCGCTACCGTGACGGTAGGAGCCGTTGTATCCACGGTCAGTTTCGGATAGTAAACAGCGAACGGAACCTTATCCAGATCCGCCGCATCATAATGAGCCGCAAAGTTCACCGGCAGAACACTTTCCGACTTGTCCGCCGTGGTCAGCGTCACACCGTCCGTGCTCAGTGCATTGTAAATTTGGATGACTACCGGATTGTTACTGCCGGACAGCCGCCCAACCCAGGTGATATTGTCGATGTAATCTGTCAGCTGCAGCGTGTTCCCTGCGGTGATGACATGATACTGCTCATTACTGGCGGAATCGACGCTGCCAGTGCTCAAGGCCACGGCCAAGCTCTCCGGCGTAATCTCCAGCAGACTGGCCTTGATGTACACTTCCCAGGCATCAATGGCATTCAACCCCTTTGCCCTACCCTTTACGCCGTCTACTTCAATGGCGCGGACGGTAGGCTTCGCGGAAAATTCCCCGCCGCCTCTTGTCGCCCCTAGCAGCGTGCCGATTCCGGTAGCCAAATCATAGTTTTTATAAAATGCCCCGGAATCAAGCACCAGGTGATCAGCGGTGGTACTTGTAAAACCCGAATATACTGCCATCGGTTAACCTCCTCCAAAAGTCCGTAATTGATAAATGATCCTGCGGCCGCGGAGCCGCTTGTCTGGATCGTCCAGCGGCAGCCGGTTCTCGCGGTAAAAAATAAAAGCCATCCCATTGGTGCGGATGACTTGTTTATGAATGGCTGTATCCATTTGGTGCATGAGCATTTCAAGCGCCGTCGTATCCCCATCAGCCGGAGCATCCCAGCCATCGACCTCCAGCACAAAGTTCTCCATGCTTCCGTCATCATACGAATTGGGAAGGTTGAATACACCCAATGGATACTCCGCATCTGAAGGCGCAATTTCGTAGTAAATGCCCGGATGAATAGGCTCAAGCAGCGCATTGATAGCCATACGGATCAAAATAACCTTGCTCACGCCTACCAGCTCCCGTCCTCATTAATCAGACCGGCAGCCTTGTTCTCATCTTCAATGGCGGCGATGTAGATCCCGGCGATCCGGCGAATATCATCGACGTTCTCAAAGACGGTATTCATCAGAATGGCCTTTTTGGGATGGTTTCGCGTCCCCAGCTCCTGGTTCACTCCGTACCAGGTGTTATGCTTGATGCCGATTTGCAAATCATTCTCCCGCTTCCGCCGCCAATATTGGAAGGAAGCCGCAATCCGCTTGGACCGCTTCATATTCCGCTGAAGCTTCGCCTTCGCGATCATCTTCTTGCGGATATAGCTGCCGATTTCGGTCAGTGCCGCCGCCTGCAGCCGCTTCATGGTGTACTGAGTGCGGTCAATATTGCTGATAAACTCCACGCCATTACGGCTTGAGCGTACCCCTCGTTGCATTCGAGCCATGTTACGTCACCCCATTTGTAAGACCGGAGCAGATCAGCTCCATCTCTTTGTCATTTTTGTCGAATGTGCGGATGATGGTGTAAGCTACGCCCTCGAATTCCAAGCTTTTCTCTCCTTGATATTCAAGAGTCCAGACCGTGAAGGACAGCTCCGGCTTCAATCCAGACGAAGCCGCCTGATAAAACTCGGATTGCCGGATGGAATTCTTTTCAGCAAATATTGTTCTCCGGCTCAGCACTTTAATAGCATCACCCATCGCGTTCTTGCCGTCGGTCATCCCGCCCAGCAAAGTAATTTCTTTATCCAGCCGCATGTGTTCACCTCATCGCCAGTTGATTCGACAATGTAAAAAACGCCGGGGAGAATTTGACTTCCCCCGACTTCACTTCCCATAGATCGCTCACGCCCATAACGATGACGCTGATTGCGAGAGGATCTTCGAGCATTTCCGGTGTGACTCCGGCACCGCGCAAATAGGACTTCACAGCCACAAGCTTCTGCTTCAGCGGTCTATCAATTGCCTCATTTGCAGCACTGGAGTAACCAAGGCCGACTTTGCATTCAATCAGCAGCTCCTCGTCCGTCATTGCTCATCCCCGCCTTGATCCGGTTCGGTTGGCAGCTCCGGCTCCGCTGCCGGTTCTGTAGTTGCCTCTGCCGCCAGCTCATCGGCAGTCTGCTCGGTCACTTCTGCGTCAACGGACAACGGCACAAGCACAATTTTAATACCGGCATGCTCCTGCTCCTGCCGCAGCTTAATAGAAAGCTGCTCATGCTCTTCTGCAGACAATTCGCGCGTAGCCTTCCAAAGCAATACGGTCTCACTCGCCTGGTTGGAAAGATCAACGCCTTCAATCTTTGCAGCCTGTGTTTTCTTAGCCATCGTTTTCACCACCTTCATGGGGGCCATACGGCCCCGTTTATTAGGATGCTGCTGCCTTCGTGATGATTACGCAGCAGTCTGCATTCAGCAGTTTGCCGTCCGCAATCAGAATCGCCTTGTCCACCCATTCATTCGTGTCGTGATCGAAGTACCGGAACATGGTCATTTGCAGATTGCTGTTGAAAGCGTAGTTGCTCAGATTGCAGTACAGGCCCACCACGTCGCCCGTTGCCGCATCAGCATAAGGGGTAATGACATCATCCTCAACCAGGATGACCTCCTTTCCGCCAAAGCGCTCCTGTGGGCCTTCGGTAATGCCATAGTTGATCCGGCCAATTGGCTGGCCGTTGTCATCGACCATACCATTGATGTAGCCTTCGAATGTGCCAGAAGCCATAATGAATGTCGCCCCCGCCTTATGAGCCAAAGGCATCTTAGCCAATACCTTCTTAGCCCATTGCTCCCAGCTTGCGAACTCAGTCGGAGTCATGGCAACCTTGTTAGCTGCCGGTACACGAGTGTCCACCGTAATTCCAAGCGGACCACCAACACCCGTGCCTTTAATCACGGATAGATCAATGGCTTTGATCATGGCTTCCACAATCAAATCAGTAATTGTAGATTCAAAGCCCTCAAGCGTTACGGTGTCGGCCAACAGGGAAATGGATACCTTGCATTCCAATCCATAGTAATTGAAGGATACGCTTGTGTTCGCGGTAACCTTCTGTTTGTCAGATACCGCAGCTTGTCCGATCCATGTCGCCACTGGCTTCAGCGAAAGAATCGGAACACTTACGCCGCCCTTAATATTCAGCTTACGAATCCGTTTGTAGACTTGACCGTAAACCGACATTTTCTTAATGACTTCATTCAGGATGGTGGTCGGAATCACTGCCGATACATCCGTTGTCGTAGTCATGGCATTGGCCCGAAGCTCCGGCTTCACTTCTCCAGTCTTTGCAAAGACCATGAAGGCGTTCCGGTATTCAATCGTGGAGAACGGGTCTTGCGGTTCATTGGAGCGCTGCTGTGGAACCGGGGCAAGGCCAAAGGATGCCAGCACATGTGCCAGCCCAGGGTTTCCAGCAGGAGGTTGTCCCGCTCCACGTTGTTCAGGTGGCGTGTTTCCACCGGCAGGCGTTTCCTCTTGATCATCGGGCATGCCGTCGACAATGCCTCGAAGCTCAGCAATTTCGCTGTTCAGTGCATCCATCTCAGAATTGATACTCCGCAATTCAGCTACAACCTCTACGGTTGCCGAACGGGTCACCAGTTCAGCCTTTCTCGCTTCTTTCTTCGCCAGCAGCGCCATCAGTTTTTTCTTATTCATTCAGTTCACCTTAACCCTTCGCTAAAATTTGATTTCGTAGTTTCAACAATTCAAGCTCGCTGCTTTGACTATCCAGTCCAGACCGCGCACTCTCCAGTGCGGCGCGGGCGCTATCCAGTGCCTGCTGGTCACGAGCATTTATATCAGTCCCGGCATAAGCCGGAAAGGATACTGCGGAGATTTCAAACACTTTGGCAATGTCCTTGATGCGGCGGGTGGGAAGATCTGTATCAAGCCCTTCCCAGGACTCATCCCGCACAGAGAAGATGAAGGACATCCCGGAAATGTCGTTCCGGTTCACCGCGCTATACAGCGCCTTCGCTTCCATGTTGTTATCTACATCCAGTTCAGCGCGGGTATACAATCCCTGCTGATCCACTTGGAGTTGCAGAGTTGAATTCGCATTGTTGTTCCGGCTACGGGCCAAAGGAATCCGCTTCAGGTCGTGATTGACGCTCATGATTACATCCTTGAAATCGGTACCGTCGAATGCCCCACGCTCAATCACTTCCTTGAACCAGCCGCCAATAATGGTTTCCTGCTCAAATACAGCAGCATGCCCCTGAATCACATTCCCCGCAGGATCTGCCTGCAGATCATTCATGACAAAGGCCCGGCGTTCCGGCTCGTGCAGGGCCGGCAGTTTATTCTTCGCCATCCTCTTTCACCGCCTTCCCGGTTTTTGCATTATTGAGTTGATAAATGTTGATGATGGAACGGTCCACATAGTTCAGGCTCTGCGTGATCCGGTTCCCTCCAGGGATCGGAGGATAACCCAGCAGCGCTAATTTCTGATCATCCGAAAGCAGCCCCTGCTCTCCGGCCGTCTTGATTAAACTCAGCTTGGCCGTTGTGCTGAGGTACATCATGTCCCGCTGATAAAACACAATCTCATTCCCCACATCCAGCTCCCGGGGAGAAAACAGCGTTTTGGAAAAGGCTTGACTTAGACCGATGAGAATCGGTTCAAGCGTGCTCTCATAAAACGCCTGATACTGCTCGTCCTTGTAATCACGGGACAGCATCGCCAGCGATACACCATACCACTCCTGGACGCTTGTCTTCAGAAAGGTCATGGTATCCTTGTCCACCATGCGGGGATCTATGGCAATTGGTGTGAAGTCGCCCTTCAGGTCGATGGGAAGAATCCCGGAGTCGCCAGAAGAGACAAGCTTTTCAAATCGTTCCCGCTCCTTGCGCTGAGCATCATCATCCAGCATGGTTGCAATCTTCATGATTCCTCGGATCGACATGCTGGTCTTGATGCCCTTCTCCAAACCCTGCAGCACGGTGTCGTTAATCCTCAGCACCTTCAGCAGCGCTTCATTATCCGGCTGCCCATTCATACCGCCGCCCATGATATCGTTCATGGAGAACTTCTTCCGAATGTGAATGACCTCCGAATACGGAAGCGTGAAGCTTTCGCCGGACTGGAAGAACAATTTCACATATAATGTGCCGGTTGGGTCTTGCAGAAAATCAACCTGGTATGGATTTAGCGGATACATCCCCGTATAGGTCCGGCTCTCAATTCCGTTCTCTCCGACGGTGCTGGTGTATATCGGGTAAATGAACACATTGAAATTCAAATAGAGCAGCCAGATGATTTTTTCGAGAAAGTCCCGTGTCGTCATCAGGTCATTCGGGCCGAACTTAAAGAGCCGGTTCAAATTGCCGCGCTGCACAATCTGCATGCCGTTGCTGTCGGTACGAATGTGCCGGGGCTGCAGCTTGCTGATCTCCGTTGCAATGATGTCAATGCAGTTCTGGACCACATCTGAAGCGTAAATGTTATTCCCGAATTGGCTGAAGACGGGCGCATATCCGTTCAGCATCTTGGCCCGGAAAAATTCCTTGGGTTTGGCAAGCAGCCCCTTAAAGCTATCAATTAATGCCACTGTTTCACCCCGCTCTCTTTACAAGTTCCAGGAATTCGGTACGGTTGTCGATGTAAATGCGGTAAGCAATGATGATGGTTACCGCGCCGTCGATCTTCTTGCTCTCCTGGCCTTGCACTTTCACCGGCATAATCTCCATCTTGGAATTGATGGTAAGGGCTGTGTTCTCCAGACAGTACCGGTCTATTTCGTGATTGTTGTAATTGATCAACTTACTTTTTAAATCAGCTTCAACCAGCTTCATCGGCTCACTCATGACACCCCAAATCTGATCTACTCGCTGCATATCGAAGCCAAGGTCCTCCATCTCCTTCACCCAATACACGGCGGACCATTTGTCATAGCCGATTTTGTAAAACTTGATCCCGTAGCTTTTGAAGAGCTTGACGAACCAGGCCGTCACATGCCGGAAGTCGTTCTCGTTGCCATCCGATAACGTGATCAGCTCCTTGCTCAGCCACTCCTCATACTGCTTGCGTTCTTTTTCAGAAAGAGCGTCAAGCTTCGATTCCGGAATAAAGTAATGGGAGACCGTGAACTTCTGATTTCCCTTCATCATCATCGCCCGCGCACAAGCAAGGTCGCCTGACTTCGAAAGATCGACAGCCCCGATAGCAAAAGCGCCCCGGAATTCTTCCAGGTCAAAGGTGTTCTCATTGAGAATGTCTTCACGAAAGAGCCAAGCAGCTGCATTATTCTGCTTGATGTTAAAGTCTTTCGCCAACATAAAAATCCGCTCGGCCTTGTCGTGCTGGGCCTTGCGGATCTGGTCTTTAATATATTTGGCTTTCTTGATTGTACCCAGGCTGGGATTCGACTTGGACCATGATTTCTCATTCTGCCAAACCTCAGCTTCATTGTCCTGCGTGTAAAGCCAGCTCAGAATGGTTTCGTCCTCATACTCCTTCGCCAGCACAGCGCGTCCGTACTTCAGCTCCTGGTCCAAGTATCCGTCATTCACGAATCCCTCTGTCGTAATGTTGATGAACCATGGCTCATCCTTCGTGGACTGCGATTGGTCAATGGATTTCGCAATGACATTGTCCTTCATCTCATTGGATTCATCCAGGATCGCGCCGTCGATGTTCCGGCCTTCCTTGTTTCGCGTCCGGTCCGAAATTTTAAACACCTTGCTCTTGTTCCTCAGATTGAATATGCCCTTCAGGTTCTTATGCGTTCGCTTATCCTTCGGGTCAAACTGCTCACGCATGCTATTAATCTCCTCGAAAATGATATTGGCCTGTGCATCGTCATTCGATGAGCAGACAATATCATTCCCGCCGGTGCCGCACAGCAGCTCCGTCAGACCAAGCGCAGCGCACAACGTGGATTTCCCATTCTTCCGGGCAATCAGCAGGATCGCTTTTTTGAACCGGCGAAGTAGTTTCTTCGGCGGCTTCTCGCCGTAGTAGTTGAGGTAGCCGTCTTCGCTCCACTTGAAGGAATAGAAGGCTTCAATGAACGCCTTCTCCCATAGCTCCAAGAGGAACGGCTGTCCATAGAACGGGCTTTTGGTATGCTTGCAAAAACGCTCGATGAAGGAGATCCGAAAGTGTGCATCCGCAGTGTCATAAACAAAAGCAGGGTTATTCAAGTCAGCGATTAGGTTGTCCAGCTGCTGAATAAGCTCCATCCCGGCAATGATTTCGCCGTTCTGAATGGCCTGATGATACTGAAGAAGGTAGCTAGGAGTCATCTCGGGATTGCTGCATGAATTTATCAAACTCATCATCGCCTTCAAATCCGTCTTTGCTCAGCACTCCGTTCAGTGTTTTGATAACAACCGCATAGGAATTGATGTTCTTCAGATACTGCTTGCCTGCCTCCAGCGGCTTTTGAAGGTCAGGATTGGTGGGATGCATCTTCACCATCCCGGTCCGTTCAATCGACTCCTTCAGCACTGAATTTTCCGCTTTCAGGAAGGCCGCATCCTCTATCAAGCCCTCGACCAGTTTCATCTTAGCCGGTTCAACCTCCTTGAAGATCTCACGCAACTTCGACAGTTCTTGCCGATAAACTTCGGATTTTTCCATAGAACGGATCAGCTCCTCCCATTTTCAAAATTTTCGGTTCGTGCAAAATTTGACTCACCCCGACGGTCCTGCTGAGAAAAAAATTATTTTTTTGACCGGGGGGCTGGGAAAAAATAAAAAAATAAAATAAATTCCAGAAAAAATATTTTAAATTTTTCTATTCCTGATACTGCTCGAACCATTTGTCGATGTATCCTCGCCACTCATCCTTACGGAATCGCTTCTCCTCATCGCCATCCAGCCGGAGCAAACATTCATCACGGGTAGCGCCGCAATAGATAAGCTCTGCTCCTAACTCATCGGCAAGCCGCAGGCGCTTGTGCCTGTCCGCATATCCGCCGATGACCCACGCTGTACCCCACTTGCCCAGCCGTGTCTTGATGTTGTCAAGCAGTTGATTGTGAATGCCTATGACATTGGAGAACAAAGCGTCCGGCTTGTCATAGCTCGGCAGGCCAGACACCGCAGTGTATAGCCGGTCCATATCGACAACAAGATCCCCGCGCTGTAGCTGCTCATTAACCAGCGTGGTCTTTCCTGACAGCGGCGGACCGTATACGAGATATACTTCCTTGATGTACTGATAGCCGAAGCGCTTATGCTCCATGTTGTGGCAGTCAGAACAGATAAGCTCTACCTGGTCAGGGTTAAGGCTGATGCTGTGATCCTGAACATTCTCCGGTGTAAGCTCTATCTTATGGTGGCCTATGATATCAATGGATCGGGCTATGTTGCTTCCGCAGCGTTCGCACTTGTTGCCACGCTCTAAGATTAGATTCATGCGGAATGTACGCCACTTATCTGATGAATAGAATGTCTTCAGTATCACATGTCGTGCCATTACCATGCCTCCGTTCTGAGCTTATTCACTTCAAGTTGCATGCGCTCCACCTTGAGCTGCAGTTCAGCAGTAGTCAGCTCATTGCGGTCAAACTGATCCAACAACGCAATACACTTCAGCTTGCGACCCTGCACATTTGAAAGCTGGCCCTCTATCGCAAGCAGGCGCTCCAGCATTTGCGGAGTCTTTGTAACGGTCTCCACTTCAATCATTTCATGCTCAAGCTTCAGCTCCACTTCAAGAAACCCATTCGCGTCAAACGATGGCGTGTCGCCAAAATCCTCGACTACCTTCTTGAAGCGCTCTTTCTTGGACTGCGTAATCGTCGAATCCCATCCCTGCTCAATCTCCCGGCTGTACCGCATGAGGCGATACTCCCGGTATTCAAGCAGCGATATTTCATTGACGAGGATCTGACGAGGATCTGTTTCCATCGTCATGAGCTTCATCTTATGATCGGCGGCAATCTCACTCATCCACATGGATTCATACATGCCGTGCTTCCAGCCGTTCTTATTCCCCGGTGGAGCACCGCCGCCTTTATTGCCCTCAGCATTCTTGTTCCCCGGCTGGCCGCCGCGCTTTCGACTTGGCCGCGCATCCCAGGCATCCTCATGCTTCCACTTCCGAATAAGCGAAGCCGCGACCTCCAACTTTTTCGCGATGTCCACCAGCGGCATTGCCCGGCCACTTTTTTCCCACATTCGGAATGCTTTATCACGCTTTTCACTCCGGCCCCTGCTCACCTCATCTCACCACCTCCGAACAGCATTCGAGTTTGGACAGTACACTTTTAACAGTTATTCCCAAACGTTACTTTAGTGACCTAAAGGCTGCTGCTGCTAAACTGCTAAATACTGGGTTTTGAGTGAAACACAATGGTAATACTGTTTCACTCGTTTTCCACAAAAAAAATCGCGTTCCTTCATATATGCATCCCCTCGCTTTATTCTGACTTCAATAAAGAAGGAATTATGTTGCACTGCATTTAACGCAAAGCCATGATTGCCTTGTCCATCATGTCCTGTGTCAGCCCGATATAGTCCAATGTTTCCCTTGGATCGCTATGGCCGAACATGTCCATTAGTAACGCTAGGTTCTTAGGGTCTTGCATATATAAACGATAAGCCCATGTTTTCCGCAGCGTATGACAGCCTATTTCCTTCAGCCCAAATTCCTGAGCTGCTTTATTCAAGAACCTGTAAGCTGTCGTTCGATCAATCGGCTGATACTTGATCCGGCTGATCTTCTTCCGCTGGCGGCTGGCGAACAAATAATCCCCATCAGCCATCCCGGCAATGTACCGATCCAAGTCCTCCCGGATGCTCGGATGAAGTATGAACTTCTTGGCATGCTTGTTCTTCTGCTCAACCAGGCTGACATGCGTCCCGCGAACCTCTTCAACCCGCAGCATACACAAATCAGAAACACGCAAGCCGGAGTAAATTCCGATACAGAAGAACAGGTAATTCCGTAGGCTGCGAATCCGAAAGTAGTGTTTCATTCCGTCTATGATTCGCTCGTCCCGAATGGGCTGTACTTTCTTCATACCACCACCCGCATTCATTAACAGCAAAAAAGCCGCCCGAAATGAGCGACTGTAATTTGGATAATATTAGCCCGTATTTGCACGGTGGCGGACGGTCATACCGACAAACACCCCTTATGCTCATACCGCGCCCGGGCGGAGCGCATTGAGAGCGTCTTAATCTCTCTTCCCCCGCACCATGCCGCCGCAACATCTACTTGCTACTTGTGCTACAGCTCCACCCTTGCGTTCTGTTCCGCAACGGGCTTCATCACTGATTCAACGTGGCCGAGTCCTACCATGATAAGGGTTAGTAGGGACACCCGGGAATGACTTCTTCCCTATGTCCCTACTGTAAATCCGTTTCTGTCTCACATCGGTCTCAACCTACTATCAATTTTGTCTCAATTTAGTCTCATAATTCAGATCATGCCGGACAGCTTAAGGCATTCTGCTATAGTTCGCACTCCTACATCTATGCGCCGGTTAATTGTAGCTGTGCTGTTTGTTGCTCCAAATGTCTCCAACGTTAGGTGATGTTTACGTGCGGTGAAATATCTATGTTTCAGAATGGCCTTAACATCATCATCCAAAATCAGCTCCAATGCTGCGTCAATCTCCTGAACCTTGTATTTAAGATTATTGAATAGAGTTTCTTCTTGTATGGTTAATGTCTCTTTTCGTTCAAAGTTCAGGATCGCCTTACGCATTTTGGGATACTCACTTAGAAGAGATTTAGCTGCCAACTTGTCCATCTTATCAGCACGAGGAAACAATTCTCCCTGCACCCATACCATTGCCATTCCCCTCGATCCCCTTTATGTTATAATGGGTTGAGGTAGAATTTACCGTTTATTGACTCCCAGCCCCCGCCAAGGATTAGGGAGTCTTTTCATGTTCATTAGGCATATTTTTGGCCCCTCGGAATCTTTCCGTCTTGGTCTAACACCAAATCGCTAATAATGATTGCTGCGTCATTCGTAATATATTGACCTTTGAATTCACCGAAAGTGATTTCAAAGCCGTTGTGGTCGCGCTGCGCCCGGAATGAAACTCCGGATACGATGCACCCGGCCGGTGAATTGACGTTTTTGACTGTCTTGATGATCACCCTTATGCCTCCTTTCTTCGATTCTCTGTAATATTCGCTGTTTTTGGATAGGAGACCCAGGCAAAACCTATCTCCTCGGCGATCAAATCTTCTCTTATATAAGAATAGCCTTTTGACAGGTACTCACTTGTACAGATCCGCAAATTTCCAAATGCCGTGTTGATTAATTGATGCTGAGCCAGTTCGGATCGAGGGCATACATAAAGCTGCATGCGTTCGGCTTTCCTGCCTCTTCGGACTACCTGACCAAGAGCCTTGTTAATCATGTTCATGGCCTGTGGATGAATTGGGGATAAGGTGCTCATAGCTACCTCCCTCCGGCAACTTTACCCAAATCACTGCTCCCTGTGGGTGGTTGTAGGGAATCGGTTCAGGGTATACAATTGGATTTTGCAATACCCACGCATACGGGGTCTTGTAATTAATATCTGCGTATGGCACAAGATGCTTGTCCTTATTTGAATCCCAAGCATGCATAGTTAGCGGCAGATACCCCACGAGATTCACGGTTCCATATATAAGCCCACTGCCACTCTTGATAATCCCGATTGTTCCGCGCTTATTCGTCCGGCTCCCTCTTATCTCCCAGGTCTTGGAACCGGAGAGAATTAACTCCGCCCATTTCGGTTTAATGACCAGTCCTTCCATATCACATAGCCCCTTTCCGTTGAACTGTTTCTTCGGACTGCGCATTAGTTATCTTCTTCATCACCATTAATCAGACCGAGATTCTCTAAGTCGTAATCATCACAATATTTCCGCAACTCTTCTTCGGTAATACCTGATTCCGCAAGAATTTGCTCCGAATCACTGCCAAAGCGCCTGCAAAGCCCAGCGGCATACGCTACTCCTTGAATAAAACCAACTGTCCTATCATCTTTTTCTTTTGCCATTTCACTTCATCCTTTCTGATACGCCGTATGCGTCCACTGCTATCCGATCATCTTCCCAACAGGATTATTAAAATTTTTCCCATCCTTGTACCCTTGCGCCCGAGCAGCACTGTCACCCAATGTGGACATGTTAGTTGGTTTACCAGTTTTCCATTTCGCTTTGTCGTAGTACTCAACTACTGCATCATGCTTCACCAGCACCAAAGATAAGCATTCCACCTCTACCTGTTCCTTGAACTTTTCACGCAATCCCTGAATAAATCCGGTGATATAATCATTCTTCAACATATTGGTCTGTCGCCGTGAACCAAAGTAATAGTTGCGCGTCTTCAGGTATTCACTTGAATGATGCCGGATAGCATCTTCAGCAAAGACATATACTTCTTTGGCAATTTCAACATCTTCGGGTAGCCCAAGAAACCCAATGTATGAACCCTTTGCAAAAAATGAGTAGCATCGAAAATTATCAGCCACAACTCCCAGAAGTTTGCGATGCCACCACTCAATTCTGCTTTTGCGAATTTTACCTTCTAGCGCTTCCGGTTGTTTTTGTTCAGGAGACCCAATATCCGAAGCCGTCAAACCATGTTTAGCCATTAAGCGCTGAGCAAGTAAGATTGCATTCTGTGCTTCCTCTGCATTTGAATTATCGTCTGCCAACTTAAGAGCTTTTTGAATTTTTCTAATTGCGGAATCCATACATTTCATCCCCTTAAAAGTTAATTGTTCATTAAGACCTGACTCTATCGTCACGACGCAGCATCATGCGCTGTGCGCCCTCTCATAATTAACAAATTTATTGAATTGCTTCAGGAATACCAGTTCCACCGTACCCACCGGGCCATTGCGCTGCTTAGAAATGATAATTTCGATAATGTTCTTTTTCTCTGTATCCTGGTTGTAGTAATCATCCCGGTAAAGGAACGCCACAACATCCGCATCCTGTTCTATGGCTCCCGATTCCCGAAGATCGCTCATCATCGGTCGTTTGTCCTGGCGCTGCTCAACGCCCCGGCTGAGCTGGGACAAGGCAATGACAGGAACGTCAAGTTCCCGAGCAATCTGCTTCAGGGTACGGGATATTTCGGAAACCTCTTGTTGACGGTTCTCCCCCGACTTGCCCCGGCCTTGAATCAATTGCAGATAATCAATCACTATCATACCCAGGCCATGACTCTTCTTTAGGCGACGGCAGCGCGCGCGTATCTCCTGAACAGTGATTACAGCCGGATCAGCGATGAAGATGTTTGCCCCACCTAGAATGGAAACAGCCCCGGCCATTTTGTCCCAGTCATGCCCTTTCATTTCCCCGGTCCGCATGGCATTGGAATCCAGATTACCCTCAGCGCTTATCATGCGCTGCACTAGTTGAGGCGCGGACATTTCCAAGCTGAAGATAGCAACCGTCTTCTTCGTTCGGACTGCGACATTCTGCGCGATGTTCAGGGCGAATGCTGTTTTCCCAACAGAAGGACGGGCTGCAACAACAATGAAATCGCCGTTTTGGAAGCCTGCAAGCATAGCGTCTAAATCGGTGTACCCGGAATAAAGTCCCGTTGTAATGCCATTTTTGACGTTTGTACAACGTTCCTCCGTCGTATCAATGACCTGCATCATCACCTTATTGATGGGCTGGAAATCATCGTCGGATGAAGCCTGATCTGATAAGGCCGACGCTTCGTTGAGCATGGTACTAACCACAAGTCCGGCGTCGTCGCTTTCATACGCCTGCCGCATCTGGCGTTCGGCGGCATAGATCGCCTTGCGCAGCGTGTGCTTGTCCTCCAGGATACCGATGTAATACCCAATCTCTGCCGCCGACGGCACCGAATGAGCCAGTTTGAGTAAATAGCTTGTCCCGCCAATCTTGTCCAATTGCTTTCGGCTCTGCAACTCATTCGCCATCGCCGGAAATTCAATAGGATCACCGCCCCGATGTAAAGTGACGATGGACCGGAATATCTCCTGATGCACAGGGTTTAAGAATGATTCAGGCTGAAGAGCGGACGCCAACTCTACCGCATCCCCCGTTTTGTCCATGAGGACCGCCCCCAGAACCGCAGCTTCCGCAGCCGGGCTATTCGGTAATTCTCGAATCTCTTCCAAGCTTTGCATATAGTGCCTCCTTCCAGCCCGCAGGCGGCAGCGCCACTTCTGCGCGATTATTTTGTCTCTCAGCCAGTACATGCGCGGCCTCTATTTTGCTTCGAATATCCTCAGTCATATCACCGTGCCCAGCACGTATCTGGGCGATTTTGGGTGCCCATGAATTTGTTAAAATATGATGCCGGACGTTTTCGATGGCTTTATCAAACGGGAAGTCTTTCAGCGCTTCGTAAAGCCGGGTAACTTCCTGGTCGCTGGTGTCTATCTGGTGCGTATACTCCCGTTTGAGTTCTATCAGGAGTTGTATCACTTGCGCTCTTTTCAAGGTCTTCGGCCTCCTTCATGCGACGTTGCAGGTCTTCCATTTCCTGCTGCTGCTTCGTTTTGCGCGGCGGATCTGATGGAGCTGCCTTAGCTCTTGGCTTACTACCAGGCTTGCCGTCCGTCTTGCTGACAGTTTGGGTATTCTTCCAGGCTTTCTTGATGCCGCCTGTGTAGTAAGCGAAGCTATTAGCCTGTTCAAAGTCTTCGCCCTCACGCGCCTGTTTTTCCCTGTACATGGTTTCCATAGTTCGGATGGTAAAAGGGATAGGAATCCCTCCGGTGACCATATTACCCATGGCTTCACGTTCTTTCGGGGAAACATGTATATCTGATCGGCCGTGTAAAACGCAGTAAGCTTTCATCAGGACGAACATGTCATTTTCTGGCGGGATTTGGTTTGGTTCTTCTTCCCACCACTCTTTTTCTAAGTTAGTAATAGTAGTAGTAATAGTAATATCTTTTGCATCGGACATTTTTGTCTGATCACTACCTAAACCCGGCCTTTGATCGGACATATATGTCTGATCACTATCGTTCTGAACGGACAGAAATGTCTGATCACCATCCGTGTGAACGGACAAATATGTCTGATCTCTGTCGTCCTGATCGGACATTCCTGTCTGATCACTTTCGTTCTGATCGGACACAATTGTCTGATCACTTTTTAATGTAGGAACACGTTTATCTGATCGCTTCAGAAGGTCTTTCTTGGATTTCCTAACCCTTATGATCAAACCCCGGGGCGCTCTGGTGATATGGAGGTAACCGTGCTCCTGCAGGTCACTTATCCATCTGCTGATGCTCTTGTCGGTAACCCCAAAGTTTCCGCCGATTTCAGAAAGCTTCATCGGCTTGCCACCAAGGACAAGCCCCCAGACAGTTCCGTCCTCTTCGACTTCCTTAGTCGTGGAGCTGATGCACCAAGCAAATAGCCATATCGCGCTGCCTATGTTGTTGTAATGCTGCGGCGAAAACAGCCCGGAGAAGATCGGAAAAGGAAAGCTATCTGCTGGCATAAGCTCACCTCTGCTGTATCATCATCGTTTGCCCTTCTTTACAGGCGGGCGTTTTACAATCTCCGTTACATCCGTGCGGAGAAAGAATGCTAATTCTCCGTCTTCCTTTCGGAGCTTTGCCCATGGGCGGGCGATGCCCCATGTATCCAGTACCTCACCATACAGGCCGCAGCTTGTCCGCACCATGTCACCTTTGAATACAAGCATATTGCGCCCCTTTACCTATCAAGGCGAAGCAGCAAGGCTTCACGCAGGATTTCAGTGCTCTTGTTGTCTAAGCGGTCAGCCTGTGAAAGATCTATTTTGTTGATGCCGTTAAAAAGGTGTAGCGCAACTTCCAACATGAATTTTTCGCATGGACTCCAACCCTTCGATGCTTTCAACAAAGCTTCTACATGCAAAGACAGTTCTTCAAAATCAAAAAAATCCGGATTGGATAAGAATTGCTTAAGCTTGTTATGATTCGTGAAAATATGAAGCAGCCCCCGCCAGTAACGATCCTGAAATAAATGTTCAGGTATCATAATGCCATTCCCCTTTCATAAGATTATTGCGTCAGCTGCATCGTGCAACGCCAAACCGGAGGAAGGTTACTTCTAAGGTTCGACGCTGCACGATGCAGCTGCGGCGGATATCCGCGACCCCTTGCGGGGTTTCGGCCTGTATCCCTCAGGCCTCATCAGGCGGGAATGTTTTTTGATATGCATCATTCAAAGCCTTGATCTGTTCGAACTTTTCAGATTCAGAATCATAATTTTTAATTAAAATATTGCGGAGAAAAGAAGCCAAAAGCTTGCCGCAGTAACAAGACGCATACCATAAATCTTCACGACTCTCCTTTTCCCTCGTAAAAATTTCAAAATAAGAGTTATAATAACGTTCATAATCCGACATATCCCTTGTCCCCCTTGCGCTCGGCACGATCTACGGTTAAAATGGACACAACGAGGCTCTTTAGACGGAATCTCAACTGCGATCGCCCTGCCAGGCGGTCGTTTTTCATTTCCAGTTCCGCAATGCGGATCATGTTATTCAGGTGGGCCTCAGCGAAATCTTGTTCACCTGGAAGCATTGCTTCAGGATTCTTCCGAATCACGCCAATATTATGCTTTGCCGCTGTTCCCGCCGCTTTTGCCTCAGCTACTAAGCTGTTTCTATCCATTCAATTCCCTCATTTCATGAATTGATAATTGCGACCGAATAACAATTTTGAGTTGTGACGGCTGTCCGGTGATTATCCCGGACAGCCGTTTGTCGTAAACATCATTTAGCAGCTCACGGTAATTCTTATAAGCTTGGTATGCTTCAGACGCAGCCACTTCCTGTCCGTTTGCCTTAGCAGCATCACGGACAGCGAGGAAATGAGCACATATGCAGCGATATGCATTGATTGTCAGTTTCAAACTATGCGCTCCTCTCTTTTTCTATCTGTTTTTTTCTACCTTCCCGAACCTGTAAGGCAATCTTCTCCAGCAATTCATAGCTAAGTTGACTGGATCTCAGTATCGCTTTCATAGCGCCACTCCTTCCTTGACACGTGTATCTTTTAGGACACTTTTTCGCCAAAAAAAATACTCAGTAAGTTTGACGCATCGATTTCTAAACAAGTAGATATAGCGACAATTTCCTTCCTGTCAAACTCACTACTGCCATTTAACTTTCTGTAAAATGCGCTCTTACTCATCTTTACTTTGTACAAATCGTTAAGCTTTTCCAAAAGATCACTAACGGACATTCCGTTGAGTACGAGCTTAGCTTTTAGCGCATTAGAATTCATTGTTCGCTCCTCCTCTCATGTAAAGTGTCATTTAGGATACTTTTATAATACCACGAATTAATCACTGGTCAACCCCTAAAAGACACTTATACCTATTATTTTTGTAAAATTGTTGCTTATACGATACTTTTGTAGTATTATTGGGAATAGAAAGAGGTGTGCTGAATGCGTGGTTCCAATTTAAAGAAAAGAAGAATTGAACTGGGCCTAACTTTAGAGGAAGTCGGCAACATAGTCGGCGTGGGAAAGAGTACGGTTAGAAAATGGGAAACAGGATCAATTGAAAATATGAAGAGAGACAAAATTGCGCTTTTAGCTAAGGCGCTGCAGACAACACCATTGTTTATAATGGGTGTAGAAGAAACTGAAACCTCCAATATAGTTGAATTTAATGATTTCGAAATTAAACTCATAGAAAAATACAGAGAACTAGATGAGAAAGGAAAGCATACGGTGAATACTGTACTGAACATGGAGTATAACCGTTTGCGGAAATCACATTTGGAAGTTGTCGCTGCTCATACCGATGATTACTCGGAAGATCAAATCAAACTAATGAAACAAGACCTAGAAGAACTATAACGGGGATGACTCGATGGGAAAATACGACCTACTAATAGAAGAGGCAGCTACATACGGTTTACAAGTCATTGAAAAGGATTTTAAATCAGAAGCAAAAGGATTGATCAAGGGAAATAAAATCGGTATACGTAAAGGAATGGCGACAATTGAAAAGGCCTGCACACTTGCCGAAGAAATTGCTCACTATTCGATCACCGTAGGTAATATCCTTGATCAATCTAATTTAGGAAATCGAAAACAAGAACTCCGTGCCAGGCAATGGGCATATCATTGTATGATTCCAATGGATAAGATAGTACAGGCTCACAAATCGCGTGTTTCAGGCAAACATGATTTAGCAGAGTTTTTGGAAGTGACTGAAGAATTCCTTCAAGATGCCATTGATCGCTATACAAGTAAGTATGGGCTACTCTTAAAGGTCGACGAACGTTTTACGATCAGATTTGATCCACTCGGAGTACTTGAATTTTTCCTCGAAAACTGACATCTTGCGATTTCCAGCCGCAGGGCTGTTTAAATATAGCAGTAAACCGAACATACATTCTCTTTTAGGAGGAAAAAGGATGAGAGCTGCCATTTATACGAGAGTTAGCACAGCTATGCAGGCTGAAGAAGGCTTCAGTCTGGAGGCGCAAGAAGAAGTACTACAGCAGGCGATTGAGCGCAAAGGATTGCAACTGTATCGAGTTTATTCTGATCCCGGTGTGAGTGGAAAAACCTTTAAACGGCCCGGGGTACAGGCAATGATTGCGGACATGAAAGCCAGACGATTTGAGGCGCTGCTGATTCATAAGCTTGATCGGTTGAGTCGGAACATGGGGGATATTATCGCGTTTATCGAGATGGTCAACAAATTAGATATCAGACTTATCATAGCAGCACAAGGTCAGGATGAGATTGATACCCGTTCTCCGATGGGCAAGGCTTTTCTTCAGTTAAACGGAATTTGGGCAGAATTATATATTAATAATCTCCGAGAAGAGACACTGAAGGGACTTGTTGCGAAGGCTAAAAATGGCGGCAGACACATGTCGCGGCCTCCACTGGGTTATGCATTTGAAGGGCAGGATTATTAATGCTGAAGCTTGTTGTTGTGGAGGAAGAAGCTCTGCTCGTTAAGGAAGTATTCGATTTGTTCACGGAGGAAGGCTGGGGCGTAACGAAAATCGCTAAACACATGAATGAGAAATCAACGACGAAGGAAGGTGGGAAATGGGATAATAAGACCGTCCGGAATGTACTGAAAAATCCAACTTATGCGGGATACAATCACTTCAAGGCAGACGACTGGACCGAAGATCAGCGCATCATCACTCCAGGTGATCATGCAGCGATCATAACTAAAGATCAATTCGATAAAGCCAACGGATTCCGGCAGCGCCGTAAGGAAGGCCACATGTCCAGGAGATCCTTCGATTATCCCTACAGCGGAATTATCAAATGTGGACTGTGCGGTGCAACGTATGCTGGTAACGCTTCTGTGCATGGAAACAAAAAATATTTGAGCTACCGTTGTCTGAATCAATATGCCAAAGGGACATGCAATGCACCTGGTATTTCGGAGATTCAATTAAGCAAGCTAATTTGGAGTCACATTGAAGTCCTTGAGGATGGGTTCCAAAAACCAAAACCAAAAGCGAATACACGCAGCAAAGTTAACCTGCAAAAGGAACTGGAGATTAGTCAGAAACGCCGTCGAAACTGGATGATGGCTTTAGGAGACGGAAAGCTTTCGGGGGATGATTACGCAGCGTTAATTGATGAGGAAGACGCTCGTGTTAAAAAACTTCAAACGGAAGTCCCTCCAGCGCCTGATCAGACAATTCCATTGTCTGAAGTTCGTGAGACGTTTAATAATTTAAAAGCAAATTGGCACTTAGTTGATTCCGCGACACAAAAACAAGTCATTCAATCCCTCTTCCGCAAAATCACCATAAAAAAATCAGACGGTTGGCACATCGTCGATATGCTCACCGTCTGA